ATGCCCGCTCGACTTGAGAGGGCAATACTCCCACATCGGGGTCCTGCTCCGAAGTGGATTGGCGGCTCTCGAACTTTTCCAGCACGGTCACGGGCATCGGTCATGCACCTCCGGGGGGTCAATCGAATGTCGCTTCATCGGCGTCCTGCTTATTCAGGAGCTTCTTGGTGTTCTTGGCGGTCTCCTCGGTGGCCTTGGCGATGCGGTCGGCGACGGGACCGCCTGCCAGCCCGCGCGCCTCCATCGCATTGAAAGTGCCGGCCACGCCGATCGTCTTCTGCTTGGCTTGCTCAATGGTCGGCCCCAGCCCCTCGAGGTAGTCGCCGATGTCCGGCGGCGCTTTGAGGCGCTGCGGCCCCTCGGCATTCTTCATCTGCCGCTTCTTCCTGGCCTCCCCGATGGCGTCCTTCCACTCTTTCTTCGCGGCGTCGAGTTCTGCTTGGGCGGCGTCGATCTTCTTTTGCGCTTCGGCGTCGAGCTGGTTCTCTGCGTCAATGGACGCCTGGCCGATGCGGGCCAGGTTCTGCTCGTGTTCCTGCTGCAACTGCTTGAGTGCCTCGTCGCGCTCCCCGGCGATCTGCTGGACGTTCTGGTCCTTCTCCTTGTTGCGCTGGCCAATGCGCTGCTGTGCGTCTTCGTCCAGCCCCTTCTTCACCGCGTCGGTGTCGAGCGTGTCGTCCACCAGGCCCCACAGGTCCACGATCCGCTTGGCGACCCAGTTGACCGCGCCGTCCCAGACGTTCATCACCCCGGTGGACAGGCGCTCCCACACGTCCAGCACGCCGTAGTAGAGCTTGAGCATGACCTCGGCGACGGAGGCCACGCCGATCTCCCAGGCCGCCTGCACGCCGTACCACATGCCGTAGACGATCTTCATGGCCCCGGACTTGAGCCCCTCCCACAGGCGGGTGAGTTCCAGCACGCCTTTCTGCCAGAGGACCTTGAGCGACAGCCAGAGGATCTTGGCGGCCAGGGCGATGTCGCCGGCCATGAGGGCGTCAGAGATGCCTTGGAACGATTCGGAGGCGAAGTCGGAAAGGTCGGCGAAGCGGTCCCCCAGCCACGAAAGGGCCTGACCGCCCGCGCCGGACACATATATAAGGTATGCGCCCAGCGCCGCGATGGCGGCGACAGCCAGGCCGATGGGCGAGACCAGCCAGGCAATGATCGAGCCCAGCACGCCCACGGCCGTGCCTACGCCGGCGATGATGCCCGCCAGCGCGCCCATAACAGTTCCAATCGTCGTAATCGCGTAGCCCAGCGCCATCAGCGCCAGCCCGCCAGCGAGAATCCCGGCGGCTACCTTGAAGATGGTCACCACCAGGTCCTTGTTCTGCTTGATCCACGCCGTGGTGGTGACGACGGTGTTGATGATCCATTCGCAGACGCTCTTGAGCGTGGGGGCGAGCGCCGAGCCGATGATGAAGACCCCTTGCTTGAGCACCTTCCAGAGCGTGTCGAAGGTGTCGTTGAGCGCTTCGGCGGCCTTGGCGTCCTCGGTGGACATGGTCAGGCCCAGGTCGCGGGCCTGCTGCTGCAGCGCCTCGATCCCCTTGGCCCCGTCGGCCATCAGCGGCAGAAGCTGCGTGCCGGACTTGCCGAAGAGTTCCATCGCCAGCGCCGCCCGCAACGCCGGGCTCTTGATCTGCGACAGGCGGTCGGCGATGAGCTTGAACTGCTGGTCCGGGGAGAGACCGCGCAGGTCTTCCACCGTCAGCCCCAGCTTGGCCAGGGCGTCGGTGGCACTTTCCGACCCCTCGGCCGCCGCGACGATGGCCTTCTGCATCTTCCGCAGCGAACCTTCGAGGATTTCCAGATTCGCGCCGGAGAGGTCGGCGGCGTAGGCCAGTTCCGAAAGCGTCTCGACGGAGACGCCCGTGCGCGCCGACGCCTTAGCGATCCGGTCGCCCATCTCGCTGAAAGCTTTGGCGCTGCCGACCAGTGGCGCGGTGACGGCCGCGCCAATGGCCGTCATCTTCTGGCCCCAGCCGGTGATGGCGTCGCCGAAGGCCTTGAGCTTCTTGCTCGCCTTCTCCAGGCCGCGCACCAGCTTCGAGTCGCTCACGAACAACTCGACGTAGGCCGCCCCGGCCCGGATGCCGCGTGCGTTGGCCATGCGTCACCCGGCCTTTCCGGCGTCGGCGCTGGCCCGGCGCGAGAGAATCCAGTCCCGCACCCAGCTGAAGGGGTTCATCAGCGGCACAAGGCGGGTGATTTCCTTGCCCATCCGCCAAGTCAGCGACAGCGGATTGCCCATGCCCAGCACCACCGACGCAGCGCCCAGCACCAGCCACGAAATGCCGATGATCCACAGCGCCCGCTCGATCCACCGGCCCCAGCGGACGTACCAGCGCGATTCGAGTTTCGTGTAGTCGGCCTGCACGGCCATGACCTGCCCCTCCAGCGCCGTGATCTCTTTCGCTGTGGCATCCAGGGCCTGCTTGGTCTCGGCCGCGTCGGCGACCACTTCCTTGTGTTCATCCGTCGCGGCCGCCAGATGCACCTTGCCGGTGTCATCCGCGTGCGGGATGGCCTGCTCGACATGACGCTGGGCGGATTCGGTGTGGGCCACAACGCCGGCGACGCCGGAAACGGCATCGCTGACCGTGGCGCGGGCCGCGTCTGCGGGCTTGAACTGTCCGGTGCAGCCCACCCCCGGAACCACGGTCAGAATCGTGCTGATCACGATGAAGACTTCCTTGATGTGGCGGGCGGGCGTGGTCATGGTTTACATACTTGCGTTTCCGGGGTTGTCGATAAATACGGTCTTGAGCATTCCAATGTCGCCCTTGAGGGGCGGGGCCGCAGCACGCTTGGCGACCTGGATCGGGTGGAAGTCCGCGGGCTTGTAGGCACGGCTCTTCTTGGGGTCCCGATTCACGTTGGCGAGCATCGCCAGCACGGAGGCCGTGTGGTTCCAGCCGTCCTGCTGACGGGCCTCGGTCATTGCGACCAGCTCCCTCAGGGTGAAGCCGCCGGGGTCGAGGCCGAGGATTCCGGCGCACTGCCAGATGAGTTCTCCAGCTGCGCCAGCCGCGCCGCCATCTGCCTTTCCAGTTCGGGGGAGTCCAGCCGCGTCTCCACCGCCGCCAGCGCTGCCGTCTCGAGCTTCCACAGTTTGGCCAGCGCCTTGCTCAGTACCCGGCGCTTGGCCTGCGGGAAAAAATCGACCAGTTCCTCCAGCAGCGCCGTCGTCGCGCCGTCGATGGCGTCGCCGCCCATCGCCTTGCCGAAGTCCACGTCGCTGACGCTCTTGGCATCAGCCTCCGGCTTGCAGAGGCTGTAGATCACGTCGCACAGCAGAACGGGGTCGGAAATCAGCCGCTCCAGCAGCTTTCCTTCGACCACCTCCAGCAGGTTCATCTGGGCCAGGTCGCGGACGCGTCTGATCGCATCGACGTTGACCTGCACGGTCCAGACTCGTCCGGCGTTATCGGTGAATGTTTTCATGGCATCTCCTGTTAGCTCTTCCAGATGGGCGGGTTGGCCGAGTACGTCGGCTTGGCAGTCACCTTCACGCTGATCGCGTCCTCCAGCGGCTCGTCGCGGCTGAAATCCGTGATCATGCAGTCGGCCCACAGACCCTGACTTCCGGGCGTGGCGACTGGTCCGTCCATCGCCGCCAGGCCGATGAGCGTGTTGTCGAAGTAGGCGTTCTTGATGGCGGTGAACCCGGCGTCGGCCGTATCCCACACCATCTCGAACTCGATGCTGCCTTCCTTCAGCGTGCCCGCCGTGGCTTTCCACCCGTTGTTGGCACGCGTGGTCACGTCGGCCTCGCCTTTCTGCAGTGAGAGCGTGACGTTCTTGACGTTGGTCAGCTCCGTCCAGGTGGGCGAGCCGCCGATGCCGGCGACGCAGAAGTACAGCTTGGCGTCGAGGCCGAGTTTGACACTCATGGCTTCATCCTTTCACGCTGCCCGCCCACATCGGGGGCAGGCGGTCTTTGACTTTCTCCAGCGCCGGACCCATGAACGGGCGCTTGTCGTAATTCTCATTGCGGAAGCGACCGCCGAACTCGTGCGCAGCGCCCGCATCGGCAGCGACCTCGTAATCCGGCCCGATCACCACCGATTGCTTGCCGGGCGTGACGGCGTATTTGATGGCGTTGCGCAGCCGACCCTTTCTCGTGTGCGGCGGCGTCCCGGCCGCCGACTTCTTCGAGCTCTTCCTGATCGAGTGCCGAGCCTGGAGACGAATGGCCGCGCCGGCGTGGCCAAGATTGGTGATGTTGGCGCGTTTGGTCGCCGCCATCACCTTCTTGCCGTCGAATTTCGTCTTGGCCTTCGCCTTGACCATTGGCTCACCTCACCACGCGGAACGTGAACGTCAGGACACTGGTGAACACCTGCTTCTGTTCCAGGTGCTCGGGGGCGTACACCGGCACGTTCTCGGTCTTCGTCCACAGCGCCGTGGGCAGCGCCGTCAGTCGCCGCAGACGGAAGTAGTCGGCGATCTGCTCGACGAGCGTCATCAGCCCGTCGAGTTCGGCGCTATCTGTCGGGTTGACCTTCTTCTGCACCGCCACGTCGATGCTGACATCGTGCTGGTTGGCGATGCGCATCAGGCCCGTGATGGCGATCCCCTTGGGCACCACCGACACGCGCAGCGTCTTGAGCTCCGCCAGATCGAACTGCGGGCGGTAGTGCCGCGCCGCGGTGAACGTCTGAGCGAACGTGCCGGCGGCAGCGCCATTGAGGTCGGTGACGACGGCGTCGGCGATGGAGGTGATCAGGCTCATCGCGGCTCTCCATCAGCACTGGGTCCATCGGCAGCCGGGGGCGCAGGCGGGGTGCGCTCCGGCGGGCGGCGGGGCTTCTTGGGCTTGAGCTTCAGCCGGGCGATCTCCACCTCGATCTCTTCTTTCGTGCCGACGAGCATCTTGTTGCCTGGGTGCGTCCCGACCTTGCCACTTCCGGGGGCGGCCAGTTCGATCACTTGCTGGCCGTCATGGACCAGCACGTGCTTGTCCTCGTTGCCGTCGGAGAGTTTGACCTGCACGGTAATGGGTTGGATTTCCTGCATGCGAGCCTCAGTTTGTATAGACCGACCAGCCCCGGCTGATCAGGATGTTCTTCAGCGCGATGCCATCGGGATTCGAGGGCGGCGAGTTGTATGGTCCGTTCATCTGGAGGTAGCCACCCGTGTTGCCGTTGGCCACAAGGTCAGCGAGAACCTGATCCACCGCTGCTTGCGGCAATGCGCAGCCGTAGGCATAGAGGTAGTAGAAGTTTGTGCAGCCCAGCAGGTTGATCGACACCAACGACTGGCAGTAGTACACGTCAAGGTCGGACAGGTTGGTATTGCCATGCGCGTCAACCTCGATCAGGTTGTAGTTCTCACCCGCCCAGCAGCTATAGAGGTTCGGCAGTCGCCACAGTTCGAGCATCTCGAATGCGCAGTTGTAGACGCCCAGGTAGTTCAGAGTCCTCAGGTCGTTCCACGGCAACGTGGTCAGCGGCTGATAGTCGCAGTACAACTCGGTCAGGTTGGGCATGTTGATGCCGTCGATCCGCTCGACGAAGCCCCACCACGGCAGATTGAGCATGGGCCACTGCTCCATCGGCGGGTGCGTGATCAGGGATTCGGCTTTCCACGCGGGCATCAGCGCACCTCCACGAACAGGTCGGAGAAGCTCACGCCGGCGACGAGGTTCTTCGCCACAATGCGAGCACCGACGGGAACGCCGCCGGGGACCACGATCTCGCGCCAGTAGTTGGGCGGGACGAGGTACGGTTTCTCCTGCCCGGCGGCGTCGTTGATTGAGACCAGAGCGCCGCCGGAACCGACGCGGATGAACACGAGCTTGCCCTCGTGCGTGACGCTGCCGGAGGTCGCGGTGGAATAGGTGTCGGTGCCATAGGACCATGCGAGCAGGTCCGGCTTACCGCCGCCTTCGAGGGCCTTTCCGCCGATGTCCACCTGCATGATGCTCATGGCTATTGCTTCTCCAGCGTCTGGCGAATCCACCGCACATCGGCGGCGATCTCGCCGGTCTGCTTCTCCAGGACCCGAAGGCGGGCCTCGTGGTCGATCAGCGCCGACTTCTGCTCGCGCAAATCGTGGCGCACGTCCGCCCGCTCGGCCGAGGCCGCCCACACCGCTCCGATGACCGTCAGCGACCAGGTCACCAGCACAGCGATCTCCGGCACCCAACGGAGGAGGCGTTTGTTGGATCGGTCCGTCATGGCTGTAAGTCCTTGTCGATGGGCTTGGCCTGGATGTCCGTTAGCGCACCCGCACGGAGAGTGTTGGCACCCTTGGGGCGGGCCTGCTCTTCCAGAGCGTCGATCCGCTTCTCCAGTTCGACCATCCGGCCTGCGTTGTTCCGTGTGTCGACGACCGTCTCCGCAGCCGTGAAGCAGGCCAACGTAATGCCGATGCCGATGAAGCCGCAGAAGATCACGAACCCCACCGCTTCTACGGCGGTCCCGATCCAGGCGAAGCGGCTCTTGGTCACGTTGGTGCTCATGTCTGGTTCTCCTTGTCAACCTGTTTCGTGTGAATCCTCAACGTCATGCGGTACGGGTCGCTGTAGCGCCACACCGGCTCATCGCCCGGGGCCATCACCTCGTAGATGAAGATCACGCCGTTCTGCAGTTCGTGGATCTGGTCGCCGCGCCGCGGGTCGACCCGCCCAGCGCCGAAGTTCAGGTGCGCTGCGCGGATCAGGTAGTCCCGCGCCTCCACCCGAATCGCCGCTCCGTCGCCGTTGTCCACGGCAAAGAGCGTCTGCCCGATGGTCGCCGTCACCTCGACGGTGTCTGTGCCGCGCTGGTAGATGACCGTGCGGGACATGAACTTCTCCCGCTGGTCTTCCAGCCAGGCCGAGGATCGCTCGAGCAGGTCCGCCACGGCGTTGCCTCCCGGTTACTGCGCCAGCCGGACACGCACCGTGGCATCGGCGTCGGCAGCGGCCTTGGTGGTCTTGCCGAGGAGCTTGTTGCCGGCGGACGTGGCCGTGGCTTGCTGGGCCGCGACGTTCCAATACACGGTGACGCCCGCACCGATGGCGCTGCCGGCGGCGGTGGACTTGGGGAAGTCGAAGACGCCGGTCACTGCCAGGCTGCCCAGCGTGTTGGCGGGGATGGCGCGCTTGGAGACGCCGACCAGATCGTTCTGCACGACCACCGCCCCGGCGGCAACATCCGCGCCGGGGGTGTAGTCGATGCTGTCGCCTTCATGGATGTAATTCACGGGCATGTTGAGTTCTCCTTGAGACTCGAAGGTTTAAGTTCACTGATCCGAGAGCCGGTGCGGGGATTACGCCTCGCCCTTGTTCTTCACGCCGCCACGGGGGTCCTGCAGCGCGACGCCGAAGTCGTGGTAGCCGCGCATCTTGATGCCGAGGTTGTTGAAGTCCGCCTCGGACGAGTCGATGGTGGGCGACTCGTTGCCGTTGAGGAACGCGACCTCGATCACCGGCAGGTCGCTGGGGTCGGCCAGCAGATACCAGGCCTTCTGGCTGTTGCCGGTGTACTTGGCGTTGCCCAAATAGCGGCTGACCTCGACCCGGAACTTGCCTTGGTGCGGGTTGGCGATGGGGTACTTGGTGGCGCTGGTGGTGTCGCGGATTTCCACGCTCTTGTAGAGTTGGGTGCCGGTCGCCGACAGCGCCGTGGGCACCAGCATGATCGCCGGTAACACGCCGATGGGTTTGCCGTCGGAGTCCACCTGATCCGAGAACGTCTGCTCGGCGACGCTCAAGGCGTCGATGCCCAGCGCCGTGGCCGCGCCGGCGAGGTAGTTCTTGTTGCCGACGCTGAAATACGCGGCGTTGTTCAGGAAGATGGTCCAGAACACGTCGTTGATCTTCAGGCCGCTGCCGCGTCCGAGCTTGCGGGGCACAGTGGTGATCGCGCCCAGATCGTCGTTGATGATCGCTTGGCGGTTGATCGCCAGCATCAGGCCGTAGGTGTCGGCCTTGTTGGTGTAGGTCTCATTGCCCAGGGTGCCGTGCTTGAGCTCGCCATCCGGCGACACCTGCTCGTACTGGTCGGTGCCAATGAGGCGGTAGCTGGTGACGGTCTTGAAGTCGCCGACGCTGCGGATGGCGCAGATGTTCCGCCAGGTGCGTTCCACCGAGAAGAACCCCTCTAGGAGGAACTTGTTGGCGACATTGGAGAGGATGCCGCCAATGTCGATAGTGGAGAACCCGGCCTGAATCTGCTCGCGCGTCGGGAACGCCATGCGCATGATGTTGTGCGGGTCAGACCGGAAGGAGTGTCCGACGTAGCCGTTGGCCAGCGCGCCCTCGATCATCAGTTCCTGCAGGCTGATCCCGTGGCGGAACCGCTTGCTGGCCGCGTCCAGATGCTGGGCGTCGCAGTGCTGTTCCGGCTTGGCCAGGCCCGCCGAGAGCAGACACGCGGCATGGAGCACGTCGTGGCTCACCGGGCCGGGGCCGGAGAAGGCGAAGCCCATCGGTGCCCCCGCAATGGTGCCCTGCACACCGCCGGTGCCGCCGGGTTGGGGAACCCGCGGGCGGCTGGCGCGCAGGACTTCCAGTTCGGTCTTCGTGGCGTCCCAGCCCTCGGCGATGGCCTTGGCCTCGATGTCGGCGAAGTGTCGCCCGCCGGGAGCTGTCGGCGCGCAGAGTTTACGGATGGAGGTGATGCGGTTGGTCTCGACCAGGGCGTCGGCGCGCACCTGGTCCGCCGTCGGCTCGTGGGCGGCGGGCTCGCCGGGGGCCGGCGCGGACGCCTGGACGGGCGGGGCGCTCGGCGCGGCGGGGCTAGCGGTCTGCGGGTTGGCCTGGGTCTGGGTCGCGCTGGTCGAAGCATTGCCTTCCATGATGGAGGTCTCCTTTGCATGTGCGGGATTCTGGGCCGAGGACGCGGCCGCCACTTGGGCGGAAGTGTTCCCGTCGGCACCGAGGTCCACGAAACTGATTTCACCGAGCGTCGCCTTGCGGACGACGTTCACCGGGCCGTCGAAGGTGCGGCCGTTGACGATGACTGTCTGGTTCTCCTTGACGAACTCGAACTCCTCGACGCTGGCCCCGATGGAGGCCTGCCAGGGGAATCCGTTCTTGCTGGAGACGACGATCTCCTTGGCCGCCGCCGTGTCGCGCGAGATGACGCCCGTGGCGACCAGTTGCCCGGCTTCCACGCGGATCGCGTCGGTGTGGCCCACGCCCGTGCTGGCGTCGTGGCCGAAGCGGATGGGCCGGTTCTGGCTGGGGATCGCAAGGCCTGCCAGATCGACGACCACCGGGTAGCGCCAGCCGGCGATCCGCATCGGGCCGCCGGTGTAGGCGACCATGCGGAACTTCGGCAACGCCGGCGCGCCGCCCGTTTCGTTGCCGGGGGCGGCCTCGATTTGGAAACTGGCCGTGAGTGCCAGTGGCCCCGCCTCAGGCGGCGCGTTGGTTTTGAGCGGTTGGCTCATCGTCGTTCTCCGTGTTGGGGTCTGCCGGTGCGGCGGGCGTGGCCTGCGCGACCGCGAGTCCCAGTTCGTTCATCAGCGCCACTTCCTTGGCCCGCTGGCGAAGTTCGGCTTCCCAGTCGCGGCCTTGGCGGGCGTACTCGTAGGCGAGGGTGGTGGTGTGGCTGGTGAGGCGCGTCGCTTGGGCAGACGCCTCCTTCGCGGGATCGACATGCTCCATCCCGTCCCAGAACCACTGGTGGGTGAAAGTCGCGTCGCTGGTGCGCAGGGCTTGAGGGAGCAGTCCCTCGACCAGTACCGCCTCCCGGAGCCACGCGGTCAGAATGCGGTCGAGGATTGCGTTCTCGATGTGGGACTGATCGACCCGGATGGCCTTGTAGTACGTCTGGTGGTCAAGCCGACCGGAGGAGTAGTTGTAGCCGCTGCTGTTGCACGCGGCGATGTTGAACGGCATGTTCAGGCATCGCGCGATCTCGTTGAGGATCTCCCGCTTGAACATCTCATACGTGGTCGCGGGCTGTTCGGCCTTGACTTGGGATGGTTCCCATCCCTCGGGGGTGAACACCGCCATATTGGGAACGAACTCCATCTCCGTCATGGGTTCGACCTCGGCCGCCTCGCCGCCGGCCGGAGCGTTCGTCTTCATCAGGATGGCGATGTTGGCCGCGCTTTCGGCGGCCGCGATAACCGCCAGCGTGTAGCGCCGCAGCTGTGCAAAGAGGGGCAAGGCCGGGGTGATGTCGGGGATTCCACGGCGCTGCCCCGGTCGGTCGGCACGGAAGTAGTGGATGACCGAACTGGCGGGCAGGCGGTCGAATGCGAACGGGTCGCCTGCGGCCATCGCCGACTCGCCG